CTTCAAAATCACCGCCGAGAAAGCAAAACACTCTACGCCCTCGAACTATGTGATTGAGCGTGAGTATAAAGCAGAACGCCGCAAAGTCATGGAATTGGAAAAAGAACTCAAAGCCCATGAGCGTACGGACGCGGCCCATGCCCATCCTATGCACGCAAGCCATCAGGCACAAGCCCCGCTTCCGTCAATGCGGAAATAGTCCTCTCGTGGGCGGCTTGCCACATGGCTTGTCGCTCACCTTTAGACAAGGTTGCGCCCTGGTCTAGGTTCGAATGACAACGAAAGCACAAGCTAGCGATTAAATCGTCCGAGGCTTTTATTCCCCGCCCTTTACCGCCGCCCCAGTTTGTGTGCGCGGCCACCACAGTCCCGTCGTCAATCCCGCAATGCTGGCACGGCAGGCTTCGCGCCGCTTTTAGCAGGCTTTTGCTTCGCACATACAACTGTTTCGAGCGTCCCAAACCGGTGTTCATTGGCGCATTCATATCGTCTTTTCCTTGTGTTGTCTTCTCGTACTACCGTTTGCTTTACAAATGTCCACGACCCGCATACAGGGCATTTCATACGTCAATTCCTTTATTAGTTGCCCAGGCAATTAAAAATTCTATGAACTCGCTTGAGTCCTCTACCGTAAATTTGTGAGATTGCAGGCCAAGCTGCACAATTCGTTCACCGTCCAGGCTTGGTGCGACCTTGCCAATCTTGCGGCCGGTTTCATGCGCCCATTGGTCTATTAGCAGGCGTTTCCAATCGTCGGCTGTCCATGTTGACCCCGCGGTCGCCATTTGCTTGGCGATTTTCTCAATGATGGAGTGAAACATATCGTTTTGCTCGGTGCTGCGCCTGCTTTGTTTTATTTCCAACCTTAGCTTTTTACCAAGCGCGAGCGTTTCCTTTACTTTGGGCCACAGGTCTTTCATGACCGTCGCGGCTTGAGTTGGGCTATACAGATGAACTATCACTCATCATCCTTATCAGGTTTTGCGCGGCTTCCACCGAGTCAATCAAGGCCACCGGCCCGCCTTGCCAGCCCATCAGAAACGCGCTTTGCTTTTGGTTTAGCCCTTTTTTGCCATAGGCGCTGGTCGGGTCTTTGACTTCGATTAGGGCCGTTTTCCCCGCATAGCCTACAAGTAAGTCTACCGGCAGCTTTAGAACGAATACAGAGGCTCCTGATGCCCTTAGTGCGGCCACTATTTCGGCCTGATTCCCGTCAACTCTAGCGGCGTGGCGCATTTAGGATTCTCCAAGCTGTTGCTGCACACAAGGGGACTTGTCCGTTTCCAATGGCTTTAAGTCTGTCCACCCTAGAGGCCACCCCATCAGCCACTCTACCCACGTCGGGTTCAGACTGCCACCATTCACTTGCGCCGATACCACTTCCCCTAAATTGCTCTTCCAATGGTCGTCTGATTCGTTCAGATGTCTTGTTTTCGCGTGGCGGCTGTCCTGCACTTTCGGCGTGGGCCACTTCTGTGCATTGGCAATAACCTTGACACTTTGGGCAGTCGCATTCATCAGGAGCGTTGCACTGGAATCTTGCAAAGAATCGTTCGCAGTAGTCGCATCGTGCTGGATCAACCTGGCCAAGCCCATTGAGGCTGTTCTCCCGTCCCTCAACACCTTCCGCGCCTTCCCGTACTTGTCCAAGCGAGTTGTGTCCCCGTTCTTCGGCATCATGTTTTCTGCTATTGAATCGAACACCGTGGGCGTTGGCAACAAGCCAGAATCTGTCTCTCTGGTGCGGCGCCCCAACATCGGCAGCTCCCAGCACTGTCCACCGGCAGTCATACCCGAGCGCGGCCAGATCACCGAGCACTCGTCCGAGTCCCCGAGTAATGAGGGCTGAGCTGTTCTCCACGAAGACGAAGCAGGGTCGAACCTCGCCAACGATCCGCGCCATGTGGGTCCACATTCCTGACCGTTCTCCGGTGATTCCTGCGCCTTTTCCGGCAACGCTGATGTCCTGACACGGGAAACCTCCCGATACAACGTCAACAATTCCTCGCCACGGGTTTCCGTCAAAGGTTTGTACATCATCCCATATCGGGAAAGGCGGGAGAAATCCGTCATTTTGTCGGGCGCACAGTACGCTCGCGGGGTAGGGTTCCCACTCAACGGCGCAGACTGTTCGCCATCCAAGGAGTTTTCCCCCAAGTATTCCTCCACCAGCGCCCGCGAAAAGAGCCAACTCATTTAACTGCTCCATTTTTCATTTCTTTCAAAACATAGGCTTTGATGCCCTTGAACAAGTCGTCTTCATCCATGCGCTTAACTTCAGCCCAGGCCCATTCTTTCCACTCAGGTAATCGGCAAAGGCGCACATATTCCGCAAAAGTTGCCTTGCGGATTTTTTCAATGTCAAACATTGTTTTTCACTTTTGCAATCAATTCGGCAATGCGGCGCTTGTTCGTCGCTATCTGCTCGGCGGTCAAGTCGTTTCCCAATCGCAAAACTGATGGCTCCACATAGCTGCGGCGCAACAAATTCATCCATTGCGGCAGGCTTGGTGGTTCTTCGGGCAAATTCTCCAATGCCCGCCTAATGGTCGCCGCACTTGTGCCGCCCATCTTTTCAGCCCAATGATTCATTGCGTTGACTACACCAGCATCAGACCCGTCAGGCAACACTTGGCCGGTTTTCCATTGATTCATAAAACGCGTTCCATAGTTGCCCTGCATGGTCGCAAAGATGCGCTGAATCCAGCTATCAGGTAATTTGGAGGACATTAAAGTTCCTTTCATCACCAAAAATGGCTCTAGCTGCGCCAAGGTTCTTGTCTTGCTTTACCGGCCAATCATGTAGCCAACCAGCCTTAAAACCCGCCCAGCCGCGTTCACAGCACGTTTCCAAGGCTACCTGTAGGCTAACCCCTGCCTTGTCCGCTTCGCGCTGTATTCCGTCTATTGCGGTTTGGGTGACCGCCGCCTTTTTTGCTTTTCTTAACTTTAACCAATCCTGCCAAACAGAATCCGTCACGCCGAACGGCGGGGCGACTGTATTCTTTCTCTCTTTCTCTCTCTTTGTCTCTGCCTCTCCCTCTGTCTCTGGGATAGCAGCATGATAGCAATCTGCTAGCACTCCGCTAGTTATGAGGAAAAAACCTTTATCTATCAATGGTTTAACCCCATCTTTGTATTCTTTTTCTGTAATCCTTAACCTAAAAGTTAATTCTTCGATAGAAGCATCAAAAACGCCATCTTTTGTTTCACTTGCAAGCAGCCAAAGCATTGGCGCTATCGCCTTGCTAGCAATCGGCAAGCAAATAAATTCTCTGTTATTAAGTAGGTCGCGGTGAAGTTTTATCCACGGCGGGCAGCGGTCTTTGTAATGTTGGAAGACCGCCCAATTTTTGGGCTGTAAAAGCATTTCTAACCTTACGTTATCGGTTCGCGTTACTTAAAAGAACATCGGCAGGGCGGTAACGAATCGCCTTTTCCCCCGCTAAAGGTAGCCGTGCCCAAATCTTACACCAAAAACCACTCAGGCCGCATAGCTTTAAGCTGCCACAACCTGGCTTGCGGAATGTGTATCCATTGCGATACAGCAGACCGACTTACGCCCAGGATTCTAGCCAAGGCACTTGCCGAGCCAGCCCGCTTGATTGCTTCTCTTTTGTCCATCCGCGCATTGTAAGCTAGCTTAACAACTTTGTGGCATTAGGGTTTGCCCTATAGCATTTCGCAACTTTAGTGCATTAAATAATGTTTAGAACGCTTAACATACGCCTATCGCAACAACGCGATGTTTTGACCAAAGAAAGGTTTTTATGTCTAAAGAAACGTGGGATTCCATCATCACAACGGTGGCAATTGCCATCATCTTCTACACCATCGGTTACTTTGTCGGAGGCGGCGTATGACTGTCTACAACACGACCCGCCTAGTCGAATGGGATTTGAAAGACTATGGCGAATATGCCAATTTAGAAGTCACCTACGAATGGGACACCGAACTGGATACCTTGGTTGTCTACTCTGTGCGCTATGGTGGCTTGGAATGGATTGACTATCTGAATAATTCCACCCGCGAATACTTGACCAACTATATCAACGAAAGACTTGAGCCATGAACGCCGACGAACTTATCAAAGCTGCCGAGACGCATTCCATGAAATACAACGCTGACCAGGCTGACCGGCTAGCGTACGAAGTCGGAGCGCTGCGGGCCTACATCCGCGACGTTTGCGACATTTTGGAAAACACACAAGCCGAAGTGAAGCAACTGCAAGCCGAATTGATGTGGGAGCGCAAACATGGTCACTAGCAACAACTATAAAGAAATCATTGCGGATTGCAAAACAAAAGCAAACCCAATGCGCGAATTAGAAATTTACCTTTTTTATCTGTGCCAACAATTGGAGTTTCAAAATGAACGAATCAAATGGTTCCAAAAACAACTTAAAGCGTGAAGACTACGAATGCCCCAATTGTGGGCGCGATTGTGGCGACTTAACCCGCCACGCTTTTGATGATGTGACTGTGATTTGGTACTTTACTTGTGAACATTGTGGAATAGATTTTGGAGGTGACCTATGAAGAATATTGCATCAGCGTTAGTACGCGCCCAGCGCGGATTTGCACCAGCGTTAAAAACGTCTACAAACCCGCATTTTCGGTCTAAGTACGTTGACCTTGCCGGTTGCATTGAAGCGGTTGTAGATGCCTTAAATGCCGCAGGAATAGCCCTTGTGCAGCGCACATCTGAGGACAGCACCGGCGTGACTGTGGAAACGGTGTTTGTCCACGAATCAGGCGAAACATTGGAGTGCGGCAAGCTGCACGTTCCCGCTGCCAAACAAGACCCGCAAGGGTACGGCTCGGCGCTGACATATGCTAGGCGCTACAGCCTGATGGCGGCCTGCGGGATAGCGCCCGAGGACGATGATGGCAATGCGGCATCCAAGACTCCAGCGCCAAAGGTGTCGGCCACTAAAACTGACCTGGTTCCATCTAACCGCATGAACATTGTTGCGGACGTTGCGGCAGCAATCAATGAGCGCATGAGCGCCAATGACCTAATCGGTGCGTTTGAAGAATATTCGGGCATCACCGACGTGGAAGAAAAAACGGCGCTATGGGGAATGCTTGACAGCAAGACTCGCAGCGCAATCAAAAAATGCGCAGAAACTTTAAGGGGTTAATCATGGCAGTAATTTACGAAATCACCGTCAAAGACGGTACTTATCAAAACAAACAGGGCGAAACCAAAAACTCGTATCAGCGCATAGGCGTGGTGATGGAGACCAAGGCCGGTTTAATGATGAAGCTGCGCTCTATCCCCGTCATTGAGGGCGGCTGGAACGGCATGGCATACCTTAACCCGCCACGTCCTAAAGATGGATTACCTAAAGATGACGGGTTTTCAAAAGATGATGACTCAGACATTCCTTTTTAAGAGGCCATATGACACAAACCGAATGGGTACTCAAAAGATTGCGCTTCGGCCCGCCACTTACGCCGATTGATGCGTTAAATGGTTGTGGATGTTTTCGCCTGGCAGCTATTGTCTTTGACCTTAAAAAAGTCGGGTGGAACATTGAGACCATCATTGTTAAGAAAGACAAAAAGCGTTATGCCAGCTATG